TGGGAACTTTAAAACTTTCATTCCTCATTTTGTGCGTTTTTCTTACGAGCAAAGGGATGAGCTTATGTCAAATGGCTTTAAAGTTTATAAAGGCGATTGGGATGGAATAATAAAAGAAGCTTGGATAATCGAATGGTAATCTTAAAAAACTAAAACAATGACAACATTTTTAACAACAACACTAATCATCTTCGTAGCATTCATTTTGTGGATACTGCAAGATACGATCACGCAACTATTGAGCGGAGGAAAGTCTTTCGCTACAAACGAGACTAAATTTTATTAGGATATTAAAAAACAATTAATTAATTTTACAAGCAGTTTCATAATTAATATTTTTTGGTTAGTGGGAAGAAAGCACCTCTTTTTTAAGGGGTGTTTTTTTTATTAATTTTTTTGTATCTTTGGGGCATGGCATACGACATTGAAAATACTTTTAAACGGATACTTTTATCTATAGAAGAAGGCAATTCTTTAAGGGCTACACTTAAGCGTGAAGGGATGCCTACAAGTACTACTTTTTACGATTGGATTGACAACGACGAGCAAAAATCTTTACATTACGCGCGCGCGATTGAATCAAGAGCGGAACTAAAATTCGAAAGCATCGAGCAGGATTACAACGAAGAACCGCAACGAGACCCAGAAAGCGGACGTATAGACTCCGCTTGGGTGCAACTTCAAAGATTAAAGATTGACGCTAAAAAATGGGAGTTGTCAAAGCTTAATCCTAAAAAATTCGGAGATAAGATTCAACAAGAGCTTTCAGGAGAAGTAAAAACAGATACTACCTATAAGATAGAGATAGTTAAACCAATAGAAGACGATGACAATTGAAAACACTATCGTATTTCAAAAAAATTGGGAAGCTATACATGCTCTTACTAGCAATGGCGTTAGAAAATACCGTTATATCATTAATGAAGGAAGTTCTAGGAGTTCTAAAACTTACAGCCTTATTGATTGCTTTGACCTTTATGCGCGTAGCAATAGCAATAAGCGACTTACTGCATGGCGTGATACAAAGACAGACATAAGAAAAACTGTACTAAACGATACATTAAAACGTCTTAAATCTACAAACCGATATAAACAAGGTCAATACTTTAATAAAACAGAGTCTATTTTTTCTTACACCAGTGAATCAACCTTTGAAATGCACGGTACTGATGACGAAGAAACAGTACACGGATTGACACAAGACGCGGCTTGGTTAAACGAGCCTTATAAAATTAGCCGTGATACATTCGATCAAATCGACCAACGTACAAGTGACTTTATTTTTTTAGATTGGAATCCAAAAAAAGATCATTGGATAGATGATTTAAAGAAAGACCCTAGAACAATTGTGATTCACTCTACATTCAAAGACAATCCTTTTTGTCCTACTGAGCAACGCACAAAAATTTTAAGCTACCAACCAATTAAACGAAGCTATTTAGTTGAAAATGGATTAATACAAGAAAATGAATGTATATCCTATAATTTTGACTCTAACCCTAAAAACTTCGAGCAAAAGCATTTAAAAGAACTATTAAGATGCGTTTTAAATGAAGACAAAAGAAGTGCTAGTATTACCAAATGGGATATTTACGGATTAGGAGTAAAAGCAGAAAGACCAAACAGAATCTTTAATTGGAAAGAGATTTCGTATTTTGAGTATCTAAAGATTGAAGCAAAATCTTACATTGGTGTTGACTGGGGTAAAGTTGATGCGTTCGGAATTGTTGAGGCTAAATATTACGATGGAAAGCTATATATTCATGAGCTTAACTATTTAAGTGAGGACAAATGGAAAGATCGTTTAACCCCTTTAGAACATGAAAATATCAAAGGGAAAAACGAAGGCTTTGTTACATGGCTATTTACAAAACTAAACATATCAAAGAAGAATGATATTATATGCGATACTAACCGTCCTTTGAAAATTAGTGCGTTGAGGTATGCAGGATGGGAGCGTGCAGTTGGCGCGCCAAAAATAGCGGGATCAATTCTTGATGGTATTGATTTGTTGGAAAACTTAGACGTTTATTATACCGATACGTCAAAAAACATAGCATACGAGCAAGAAAACTATTCTAGGGAGGTCGATAAGTACGGAGTAGTGCAAGAAGAACCTGAGGACAAAGACAATCACCTGATTGATCCAACACGCTATATCGCCCTATATTTACAAAAAATAGGAATTATTAAAAAAGTTTAATTATATTTGCCTAAAATACTTGCAAATGGGTTTTAATTTTAATATAGGTTACAATTCTTACCAGCCTTTAAACGTAGAGCGTGACCGTTCAGGCAATTGGTTTTACACGATGTTCAGCTCTAAAGCTAAGCATCAATGTTTTGCAAGTGATAAGGATAAAATTAGAGCAGTTTTATCTAATCCTTACCTAATGAAATGCTTCTGTTTAAACGCTGATTTATTTAGTATTGGACGTGTTGACGATGCCGACGGACAGAATACAGATGTTTTAAAAACAATAAAAGCACAGCCTAATTTTACCCAAACATGGACCCAATTTTTTTGGGATTATCGTTTTTATATTGGAATCGGAACGGCTTATCTTTGGAAACCATACAAAGCGCAAGGATTAAATGACAGTTACCCTATACAGTGGCTAAATCCCGCAAAGCTAGATTGGGAAGTAAGTTTGACTGATAAACTAAAAGATTTAATCTTAACGGGCAAATCATTAAGAGAATTAAGAACACAAACAGTAAAATATAACCTAGATAACGGAACCACTAAATTAATACCGTTAGACGAAATTTATCCTTTCTACGACCTTAGCAATAGTATGACCGACAATTTCATGCGTGGTGCTAGTAGGTTAGATTCTTTGTATAAAACAATCTCAAATACAGAGATTGCAATGGATGCTAAAAGCAAAAACTTAGAGTATTCTAAAAAGTTTATGGTTAATGGGAATAACTCGATTGAAAATATTTCAGAATTACCTATGGGCGATGAAGAAAAGATTTCAATTGAATCAATAGCCAATTCAAGTAAAGATGTTCACGCGGTTAAAACTCCAATTACTATCGGTAGATTTGTTGATGACATTGCAAATTTAGAACTAGACAACTCTTTGAATAGCGATGCATTAACGATAGGATCTGTTTTAGGCATACCAAAAGAACTGCTAGACGTAAATGTAAATGGAAAAAACGGAAGCACCTACGAGAATCAACAAAAGGCAATAGGTAGACACGTTGAGCATTCTGAGCAACCAAAAGCCAATAATTTAATGGAAGGCTTTAAAATGATATTCGAACTTGACTTAGTTATGACTTGGGAGCATTTAATGTTCAATCAAGTGTTTGAAAAGGAAAAAGCGGAAACTGTTAAAATTAGACTAGAAAACGCTATCTTAGCAAAAGAAAATAACTTAAAGTTAGAAGATTATGAGTACTAGATTAACATTAAACGAAATTAACAAACAGCTAGAGAAAAAAGATTTAAACCCTAATTTAAAGGCTAGTTTGCAACAAAAAAAGAATATTTTGTCTAAAGATAAAACGGTTAACAAATGAATTTACAAGAAATTTTAGCAAATAAGGAACTTGCTATACATAGGAAAAAAGCGGAAATCCAAAAGACTGATTTTTCAAGCGTTCTCTTCGATTCTGTTAGTAAGGCTTATAATTCAAATATAAGCAAAATTGAAGTTCTTGTTTACGAGGCTGTGATAAAAAAAGACAGAAATCCTTACATGTTTGACCAATATTTAAAAGGGTATGTTTTAAATCATAGCGTAGGCATGAGATATATGAAACTGTTTTTTTGCTACGATTCGCAAGAATCACAATACACTCAGGAAAAGGAAAACTTTGACAAATATATAGACCTTGTATTGAATAGAGATGATGTAGATGAGTACTTTTGGGCGATTACCGAGGCGAAAAACATTGAGGGCTCAGCAGTTGTAAAAGGCTCTAACTTCTTAACTCCAGTTTTAGGTATTGAAATAGTTGATGAAAACACTTTAAAGGTTAAATTAGCTATATCTCCGTCAAATGTGATAGATTCTCACAAGGATGTTCACATTGCGGGGTTATGGAAAAAAACTTTGACAGAATCAAAATATGATCTATTACTACAAGAGCATGAAATGGATTTTGACAAGGTAATTGTAGACTCTATTTCTGGAGATTTAAAAGTTTATACTGAAATGATTTCGGTAAAAGAACTACTATCAAAGTTTCAAAAACAAACAATAAAAGAAGAGCCGTCTAATGACACTCAAAAAGAAGAGCCGACAGAAGTCACTCAAACGATTAAACGAAAATTAAGTGTAATTTAAAAAACAAACAAACTATGTTTATTTACAAAACTACGGCAGAACTTGAAGCAATGACGGCTCAGGAATTGGATGCCTACAAAACAGCGCAAAAAGCGCACGAAAAAACGGAAGCTGATAAGGCTATTTCAGATGCAGTTAAGACCGCTACAGAACCGTTGATTAACGAATTAAAAGAGGTTAAAGAAGAAATTATGTCAGTAAAAGAACAAAGTTCAGGAGAAACTGAAAAATCTTTTGAACATCAATTAGTAACTCAGATTGTTGCAAAATCAGAAGACATTAAAAATGTTTTTGAAGCTAAATCTGGAGTTGTAAAAATGGTAATAAAAGCACCAGCCTTGATTACAACGGCAAACGGAACAAATACTTCTCCACCAGCTTTGACAGGTACTCAATTAGCACCTTTATCTCCTGTAAATTTAAGAGCGATGCAAATCTTAGGATTAACAACTCAATTAGCAACATCAGAAGCTTCATATGCTTATACAGAGGCGGTTCCAAAAGATGGGGATTATGCTTTTGTTGCTGAGGGAGCGTTGAAGCCACAAATTGATTTCACATGGGACACAAAGTATGCCACGCCAAAAACAATCGCTGCATGGGTGAAGTTAACGAAGCAGTCAGTTTACGATGTTAAAGGATTGCAAAACATCGCTACCGATTACTTAAGAAAGAAACATGATTTAAAGAAAGCTAAATCTGTTCTTTCAGGAGACGGATTAGGGGAGAATCCAAAAGGAGCGACAACTTATGGACGTGTTTTTTCCGCTGGAGCTTTAGCCTTAAAAGTTGTAGAGCCTAATTTTATGGACGTTGTTAATGCGTGTATTACAGACATCGCGACTACTCACAATTACGAAGACGAAATGCCGTATATGGCTAATTTAGTCATGGTAAATCCTAACGACTTTTTCATTCAGTTAGTTTCTGCAAAAGACAAACAAGGACTTCCGCTATATCCATCAGCTTCATTGTTTAATCAAGTAAATATCGGAGGCGTTACAATTATTCCTGAGGAGTCGATAACTGCTGGTAAAATCTTTGTAGCCGATATGTCAAAGTATAATACTACAGACTACGAGGGGTACAATGTGACTATTGGATGGGTAAACGACGATTTAATTAGAAATCAATTCGTTATTTTGGCTGAATCAAGAATGCACGCTTTCGTTAAGAAATTAGATGAGCAAGCGTTTATCTATGACGATATTGATACAATTAAAACAGCTATTACCAAAGCATAATGGTAGTTACTTTATTGAAAAATTGGGGCGAACATAAAAAAGGCGCACAATTAGACATAAAAGACCCATCAGTTTTGGATGCTGGAGCAAAACAAGGAGTTTTTAGCTTAGAAGAAAAACCAAAAAGAGCAAAATAAAATGTACATAATAACACCTGACTATTTTCAAAAGCAATATACCATTCCGAATATTGACGAAATGGACTCAAAAAACGCAACTGTTTTAGAAATTTGCATTGACCAATATGTTAGGGTTTGTCTGCAAAACACTTTAGGTTATAATCTATGGAAAGAGCTAGATTTAAACATTACAGATGGCGCGCTAAATACTGGTGCGCCTCAAAAATGGAAAGATTTAGTAAACGGAAAAAACTACGTTAAAGATGGTAAGACATTCACTTGGAAAGGATTAATTTATACGGAGGGAATTTATAAAGGTTCTTTATTAGTTCCTTTCGTATATTATTATTTCTTAAAAGAAAATATATCTTTACTAACAGGAACAGGCGAAAAAGTTTTAGACGCTTCA